GTGATCGAGTCTGGCCAGGTGGTCCGATCGACATCTTCCTCAGATGTTTCGGTGGAATTCGCCGAGCCCGGTAAGGGCGCTCCCACGCCTTCCGAGATGGTCGAGATGTGGGAAAGCCTGATCGCTGACTACGAGCTGGCGGTCTACCTACTCGGCCAGGACGGAATCGCCGCCCCTACCGACACCCAGATCTTCAACAAGATGCTGGCCGTTGTCCTGGTCGCTGTGACCAGTTACGGCGGTGACTTCTCGAACTTCCGTCGAGAGGGCGCCATCAGAACGGGGATGACCTAATGGGATTCCTCGACAACATCCTGGCTAAGTTTCGGTCGGCCCCGGTAAACCGCTACGAGGGCGCGTCCAACTCGATCCGGCGTTCCTTCCTCGATACCAGCTACACCTCGGTGCGGTTCGACGTCACTGCCTCGACCCGGCAGCAGATCGTTCGGAAGTCCCGATTCTTCGAGCAGAACAACGCGGTGATGAATCGCCTCGGTGACCTGTTCGAGAACTACACGGTCGGCAGCAACTTCTCGGTGCAGCCGGCTTCCTCGGATCCAGACTGGAATCTCCGCGCGAAGAAATGGTGGGACACCTGGAGCCGTTACCCCGACATCGGATCCCGGCAGTCTTTCGGAACTCTCACGAGCCTAGCCGCCCGTGGCTGGTTCTACGATGGCGAATCCTTCCTGCTTCTGACCAAGGGAGACTCGGGTCGCCCCCGTCTGCAGCTCATTGAGCCTCAACAGGTGGCGACACCTACCGGCCAGGAGCAATCTCCGGACATCTTCGATGGAGTCCGGTTTGATACCAAAACAGGCCGCGCTCTTTCCTACTTTATTGGGCAGGAAACGAACCAAGGCCAACTCACCGAGATCCGGTCAATATCTTCCGACTCCATCGTCCACATCTACGAGGCCCAGCGTGCCGGCCAGCTCCGTGGCCTGCCATTCGTGGCGTGCGTCATTAACGACCTGCACGACCTGGACGACCTTCAGAAGCTGGAAATGGAATCCTGCAAGCTCGCCTCAAGCGTGGCCCAGGTGATCAAGACCAGCTCCGGTGAGGTGCAGGCCAGCAGCCTCCGTTCTGGTGTGGTTGGAAGCCAGGGCACCGCCCAGACCTACTACGAGAACGTATTCGGCAGCACGGTCAAGGTGCTGAAGTCCGGTGACGAGTTCGAGCAGTTCCAGGCCGACCGCCCCAACGTCAATATGCGCGAATACTGGCGCAGCCTGACCGAGAAGGTCTGTGCCGGCGTCGGCATCCCCTACGTCCTGGTGTTCCCGGAAGGGATGCAGGGCACGGTCTACCGCGGCGCCCTCGACATGTCCTCGGTGTGGTTCCGGAGCCGTCACCAGGTGATGGCCTCGGCCGCCCGTAGGATATGGGAATATGTGATGGAATACGCCATCCGTACCGATCCAAGCCTGCGAGATTCTCCCGACGACTGGTACGAGATCGCCATCCAGGCCCCCCGGGCTCCGAATGTCGATGTCGGCCGCAACTCATCGGCCCAACTCGCCGAGCTGACGGCCGGCGTAACTACTTACGACGAGATTTACGGCGCCCGAGGCATCGACTGGCGATCTGCTCTCGAGGCCAAGGCCCAACAGGCAAAGTACATCCAAGACCTGGCTGCCAAATATGGCCTCGATGTCTCCGAGATCTCGACCGCCCAGAAGCAACCCATCGCGCCTGAGCCTGCTGAGATGGCTGCTGAGGCAGATCCATCAGGTACAATGCCCGAGGCTATACCGTCCCAACCCATCGAGCAGGTGGTTGCGGTGGCTAAGAAACGGAAACCCAGATCCAAGAAATCAGAATGACTAAGATCAACAACTGGCTTTCCTACCAGCCCCGGGCCTCGGCCTCGGAGCCGGCCACCCTCCAGATCTTCGATCAGATCGGTGAGGACTGGTTCGGTGGCTCCGGTATTTCGGCCAAGGCCTTCAGCCAGGCCCTACAGGACGTCGGCCAAGGCCCTCTTGTAATTGAGATCAACAGCCCCGGCGGCAACGTCTGGGACGGCCTGGCCATCTACAATATGCTTCGCGGCCGGCAGGCGCCCGTTACTACCCGGGTGGTCGGTATCGCTGCCTCGATTGCTTCGATCATTGCTCTGGCCGGCGACACTGTTGAGATCGCCGACGCGGCTCTTTTCATGATTCACGATCCCTCCGGAATGGTGGCAGGCACCTCGGAGGAGATGCGGAAAATGGCCGACGCCTTGGATCAACACGCTGAGGTGCATCCAGTTCGGCCTGGCCGACAAGATGACCGAGGAGCAGATGGCCATTGCAGCCTGCTGGCACCCTCGGGCTGTCACCAAGACCGCCCCGGAGACCGTCAAAAACAATCTTCGCCGCGGTCTCGAGCAATACGCCGAGGGCCTCGCCGGTGATGGTTTGGAAAAGCAGACGGTGCTCGAAGCCGAGGCGCTGGTCGCCGGCGAGGCCCCGACCGAGGAAAAGGTTGAAAAGGCTAACGCCTGGTGGGGACGCAATGAGCGATTCCTCGAGGCCGAGCCCAACACACCGGCCGATGTGGCTGCCAACCTATGGGGCGGCGCCGCTGGCCGCGACTGGTTCAAGGCTCTCTATGCTCAGCTCGAACGCGAAGAGCTCGAAGAGACCATCGACGACAAGATTTCGACCGGCAGCACCGACGCTGCCGCCGATGGCGCGACAACCGCGCCGACATCACAGCAGACACCACACAACATGACTGATACAAACACCGTGGTGGCGGCCGCTCCTAGTGCGCCGTCCGCCCTCGACATCGACGCCATTGTGGCCAAGGCCGTTGCCGCTGCCATCAGCGCCAAAGGCATCACCGCCGCCCCTGCTCCCGAGCCTCTCCGGCCGGTGATCCAGAACCTCGGCAACCCGCTCCTGGAGAAGCACAAGAGCCTCCGGGCCGGTGCCGAGCGCCAGCGCTTCCTGGTCGAGAACCACAGCGAACTGCTCCGCCAGTCGGCTTTGATCGCCCCCCAGAACGCGAACACCTTCGCTTCTGGCCTGGTTGTCGATTACCTCGCCGACGCCGTGATCACCGTGGCCACTTCCAAGCTGGCCATGATCAGCAACTTCACCCGCAACGTCGGCCTGGATAACCTCCGCCCCCGTGCGACGGTGCAGGTCAAGAAGTTCACCACCGGCGACGCCACTGTCGACAACGCCACCAACTTCGAGGACGGCGCTGCCAACCAATCTACGCTGGCCGCCACCTCGGTGACGGTGAACCAGATCACCAAGACCTTCACGGTCACCCAGCAGGAGCTCAACCAGGGCTTCGCCCTCTCCGACTTGTCTCAGGGCAGTGCTGAGATCTTCGCCCTTGGTATCTCGAAGAAGGTCACCGCGGTCATGACCTCCGGTAACTACGGCGCCGGCACGACCATCGGCACGGCTGCCAACTTCGACAGCTCCGATCTCCCGGCGATCTTGGCCTTGGCCAAGAACTACCGCCAGAAGCTGTTGCTGCTCGACGGTGGCCACCTGGCTCGCCTCATGTTCTCCGGCCAATTCACGGCTGCCGCCGGCACCAACCCGTTCCCGGACAGCCGCTACGGCCCCCTGAACAACGGCTACTTCGGTTTTGCCAACATCCTCGAGCAGAACGACTGGACCGGCGCCATCGCCAACACCGCCGGCTTCGTCTGCGGCCAAGACGCTATTGCGGTGGCCTCTGGTCTGCCGGTCGGCATGATCGCCGGTGAGTTCCTCGAGCAGCGCACCGTCGAGCTGTCCAACGGCCTGTCGGTCCTGCTGTCGGTGTGGTACAGCCGCGCCACCCGCGCTCACATGGCGTCCTACGACATCATGTTTGGCGCCGCGGCTGCGGATACCACGCAGGCCGAAGTTCTCATCACCGCCTAATCGGCTGACCCATGAGAATCGCAACTACCATCTCGGTGGACAAGAACGGCAAGACCAAGCTCGTTTCTGGTCCCGAAGTCGACCCGACGCTCCAGCGCGAAGGCTTCAACACCGCGACCGTTCCCGAAGGAGGCAAGCTCATCCTGTGGATACAGGGAGCCCTGGCACCGAAAGTTCGCAGAGGTTAACCAACCGAAATTGGGGAGGCTGCTGGAAAGTTCCGGTGGCCTCCCCTCTAACCAAGACAAAAAATGGCCGTTCAAGCAGACATCTCGATGGAATACAGCATGGGGCGCCAGGGATTCTTCCCGGTGACCACCACGGCTGCCCAGACTGGCAACTTCTCGGCCGTCATTCCGACTGAGCCGACCGTGTTTACTTCGCTCACCGGCACCGGGATCTCTGGGACTTGGACTGGAATCACACTGCCGGCCGGCTTCCCGCTGTGCGGTGACATCACCGGCTTTCAACTGGCTTCTGGCAAGGCTGTGGCATTCCTGGCTCGCACCTTCTAAGACATGAGACTCGGCATAGGCATCGGAACCAATCGAGCGCCATCCGGCGAGGCCGGTGGCTTCGATATGCCGATCCTGCGGCGCGATATGCTCCAGGAGGACGAATTCTTCGTCCTGCAAGAAGATGCCTCCGGCAAGATCGTTTTGTCGTTCGGCACCTACGACCGAATCGCTTTGGAAGACGGCACCGACCTTTTACTAACCGAAAACTCCGACAAGTTCATCCTTACCGTTTACTGATATGGCAGACTCAAAAATTACGGCCTTAACGGCTATCTCAACAGTTGATCCAACGGCCGACCCGTTGGTGATCGTCGATGTCTCCGATACGTCAATGGCCGCCAGCGGCACGACCAAAAAGTCGACAATCAATCAACTCCTCGGCGCAGGCGGCACCGCCACGCTCGCCAGCGCCACCATCACCGGCGACCTGACGGTGGACACCAGCACGCTGAAGGTGGATTCGACGAACAATCGGGTGGGTATTGGGACGGCGAGTCCGACTGTTCCGTTGTATGTTACTGGAAATAACGCAACGGCTACTGCAATAATGCAGGATGAAACGAATGGCGCGAAGCTGCGACTGCTTGCCAATTCGATCAATTTTGATCTGTCGAACAGTGGAGGTGGAGGCGATATCGCTGTCAGCGGAGCAAATCCTCTTACGTTTAGAACCAATGGAACTGAACGCGCTCGCATCGACTCCTCCGGCAACGTCGGCATCGGAGTTACGCCGAGTGCGTGGGTGGCTGGAGCAAAAGCTATTCAGTTTGGGGCTTATGGTTCGTTGGCACAAAGCTCTTCAGGAAACATTGAGCTTTCTTTCAATTCATACAACAGCGGGGCGGGTGCTTACAAATACCTGCAAACTGACACCGCTTCACTCTATCGCGCTTCGTCGGTTCATTCGTGGTTCATCGCCCCCTCCGGCACCGCTGGCAACGTAATCACATACACGCAGGCGATGACGCTGGATGCGTCGGGGGTGTTATTGGTCGGAACTACTACTGCCCCAAACGTGGGTGCTGCAACAACGTCCAGTGGATTCTCAATCAATGGTTCTGGCAACAATGCATACATTGCTTCAAAAATCGACAACGGAACCTGCGGTTATTTCCGTCGAGATGGAACCGATGGTGCGGCTCTTAATTTCTACAAAGCAAACTCTGCTGTTGGCAATATCTCGGTAACGGCTTCTGCGTGTACCTTCAACAGCACTTCAGATTATCGACTGAAGGAATCTGTTCAGCTTCTCACCGGAGGACTGGCTCGCGTTTCCGCTCTGAAGCCTTCGATCTACAAGTGGAAAGCTGACGGCTCGAATGGCGAAGGTTTTATCGCTCACGAACTTGCAGAAGTTGTTCCGGCTGCTGTCAGCGGTGAGAAGGATGCACTCAATGAAGACGGCAGCATTAAGCCGCAGGGAGTCGATATGTCCCGAGTGGTTCCGATTCTTGTCGCCGCCATCCAAGAACTCGCTTCCGAAGTCAACGCTCTCAAGAAAGCCTAATTTATGACCATCCTCTGGCTCATCGAACGCCTTCTCGTCCGCAAAGTCGAAGGCACCTACTCCGATGTCGTCATCACCGCCGACTGGCGTTGCAACGGCACCGAAACCACCGGCACCGGCGACGACGAGAAGACCTACAGCGGCACCTGCTACGGTAGCTGCTCATTCGCTCCGCCGACTGGCAGCTTCACGCCGTATCCTGATTTGACGCAGCAGCAGGTGCTGGACTGGTGCTATCAGAACGGAGTCGATCAGACCGCGATTGAGGCCAACGTCACCGCGCAGATCGAAGCGCAGATCAACCCGCCGGTTGTTGTGCTGCCGCTGCCGTGGGTTCCGCCTGCGCCGGTTGTTGTTGCCGAGCCTGTCGTTGTTGCCGATGCTCCCGCCGCATGATCAAGATCGAACTGACTCAGGAGCAGACCAATAGCCTGCTCCAACTCATCGACATCGCCATCAAGGCCGGTGGCTACCAGAACGCCAAGGTCGGCGTTCCTTTGGCCGACATCATCCTCGCAGCAGCCCAACCCAAAGCATCCGAGTAAATGAACTCCAATCACGGCGGTGACACAAATCAGATGATCGCCTCCATGGGCGGCGCAGCAGCGGCCACCGCTGTTTCGTTTATCCCCTGGCTCACCGACATCGTTCGACTTATCACCGCCGTGATTGGCTTACTCTGCGCTATCTACGGTGCATATCGCTTATTCCGATCAAAATGAAAAACACCAAGACCACGCTCGCCGGCATCGGTGCCATACTCATCGCTGTTGGCGGGGCTCTCAAAGCCCTCTTCGACGGTGATCCGACCACCCATCTGGACATCACTGCGACCATTGCCGCCGTCACCGCTGGCATCGGCTTGATCTGGGCCAAGGACGCCGAGAAGAAGGCTGAATGAACGTAATCGAGCAGATCGTGACAGCCATCCTAAAATGGCTGACCGGCCTGGCCAAAACACAACCCACCGCCGAAGATGCCAAACCCGACCCCGAGCTTAAGCAAAAGCTGCTGGATCGCATTGATAAGTCTGGCGTCTAGCTGTGGCTGTCA